TCAAGCGAATTAAAATCACTCATAGCATAGTATATAGCACAACCTAATTTGTGTCAATTTGGGTGTCCGCTAAATACTAGATATCGGGAAAAAATTGTGCCAAGATTATCAGTTTGGAAAGACGGCGTTCACAGCAACGACTACAAATACTTCGACAAAAAGATAAGCGAACTATTTACTGTAGGCGGTACTGGTATACTGGTACACAAGTACCTTGGCACCAACGAACAAAATACCACTAAAACCACCAATGCTGCTCAGGCCGCAGCTGGAACCTTGCTGAACTTTGCCACAACCAGTGACGTTGATCTAGGCATGTTTGTGACTGCCACAGGCGTCACAACTGGCACCACCGTAGCAGCTAAAACTGCCAACACTGTCACACTCAGTGCCAGCACCACCAGTGCTGTTGCGTCTGGCGCCACAGTAAAGTTTTATACTGATGCAGCCAAGCCCAGTTATATCAATCAATCTGCACTCAACATACAGGATCTGTTGTTTGTAGAAAACCGTGATAGAAAATACGACACAGACGTATATTCCATGCGTGGCATATACACTGTGCAAGACATGACGTTTGATTTGAGTCAGTTTGGTATGTTTTTGAACACCGGCACCCTGTTCATGGTGTTTCATATCACTGACATGGTGGCCACCTTGGGTCGCAAACTGATGCCAGGTGATGTTATTGAATTGATGCACCTAAAAGATTACTATCCCCTGGACGACAGCTTGCCAGTGGCCCTAAAAAGATATTATGTGATCAGTGATTGTAACAATGCAGCCGAAGGTTACAGTGCCACTTGGTGGCCGCACTTGTGGCGTTGCAAGATCAACCCACTCACAGACAGTCAAGAATACAAAGACATACTGAATCAGATCAAGGTCGACACTGACATCAATGGCAACACTGGTAATGTTACACTGGGCAATGTGAGCAGTATCATCAACAAGTATATTGAAATCAACGACGCCATCTTGCGCGAAGCCGAAACCAATGTACCATATTCGGGCTACAATGTAGAACACATTTACATCAAGCCCACCATAGACCACGATCAATATCCAGGCGATCCCACTGGTGCCACTGCGGACAGTGGTACCATTACCACTGACAACGGTTCAAACGAGGCCGACTCGGGCATCTCAAGTCCAAATGCTACAGTTCAAGGATACTTGACCGGTGACGGCAAGGCGCCTAATGGACTGCCAGTTTATTCAGGTATTGCATTCCCCACAAATCCATTGGCAGGGGATTATGCCCTACGCACAGACTATTTGCCCAACCGACTGTTCAGATGGGATGGTCGCAGATGGGTCAAGATCGAAGACAATGTGAGAACCACGCTAACACCAGGTGCAAATAATCAAACTCTGCGCAGCGGCTTTGTAAATAACACAAACACATTCACAAACAACAGCGGTGAAGTGAGCGAAAGACAAAGCCTAAGCCAGGCACTAAGACCCAAGGCAGACAATTAATGGCACAACAGTTTTTTTATGACGGACAGATACGCCGATTCTTGGTACAGTTTATGCGTATAGTCAGCAACTTTGAAGTTGAATTTGGCCGGGATCGTGATGGCACTAGAACTCTACAGCGTGTTCCGGTATATTATGGTGATCCCAGCAGACAAGGCGCAACCATATTGAGAGGCAACAGCGAAAATGTTTTAAACGCTGTGCCGGCCATGAGTGCATACATAAGTGGATTTTCTTATGCACAAGATCGTATGCAGGAGCCGTCGTTTGTGAGCAAGATGAGCATACGTGAAAGAACCTACGATGCTGAAACTGGCTTGTATGGCACTCAACAGGGCGACAGTTATACAGTTGAACGCTTGATGCCAGTTCCTTACAATCTTGAAGTCAAGCTGGACATCTGGACCAGCAACACCGAACAAAAAATGCAATTGATTGAACAATTGGCTGTGTTATTCAATCCCAGTTTAGAAATTCAAAGCACGGACAATTACATTGATTGGACCAGTCTCAGTTATGTAGAATTAACCAGTGTGTTGTGGACATCAAGAACTGTGCCAGCTGCGGCTGAAGAGCCAATTGACATTGCCACCTTGACTTTTACCATGCCAATTTGGATTTCAGCTCCGGCCAAGGTCAAACGTCTGGGCGTGATACAAAAATTTGTGGGTAGTGTATACGACGAAGACGGTGCCTTGAGCGAAGATACCTTACTGCTGAATCTTATCTCGCGTAGATATATCACTCCACTGGATTACGGAGTATTGTACAGTGGCAATCAGCTTCAACTGTTAAAACCTCAAGAAGTAGTTGATGCCAACGACAACATCATACAAGTTGCGCCACCGGTAACATGGAAAAGCTTGATTGAAGTTTATGGCACTTTGATCACTGGCAGTACCGAAATAAGACTCAGTTTACCAACTGGTACAGAACTGATAGGCACAATTGCTTATCATCCTACAGATCCTTATGTATTGCTGTATGAAGTGTTCGAAGACACAGCACCATCAAACACCTTGCAGGCAGTGGATGCGGTGATAAATCCGCAAAATGTCAAAGTAGATAGCAATCTGTTGTCACCCAGCACTGGCACACGTTATTTGTTGACAGACAGCATTGGTAGTGATGGTAACATTGAAGGCAGCATTGTGTGGGACGATCTAGTGGCCAATGCAAATGATATTATTCAATACACAGGCACGGCGTGGCAAGTGGTGTTTGACAGCGCAAATGAAACATCAACAGAATACGTGACCAACACACTAACTGGCGTACAGTATCGTTGGAACGGCGAAGCCTGGGTCAAATCAGTTGAAGGTGTTTATCGAGGTGGTGAGTGGAGTCTTATCATATAGGTTGTGGCGCACTAATTTATAGTCGTGCAACCAAAAGATATCTTTTTTTGTTGAGAAATCAAAAACGGCATGCAGGGTCCTGGGGTTTGGTTGGCGGCGGTGTTGAACCGGGCGAAACACCAATCGAAGCTTTGCATAGAGAATTGATTGAAGAAATTGAATTAGACAGCTATCGTCAAATTGTGCCGCTTGAAAAATTTACCAGCGACCAAGGTAACTTTGAGTATCATACCTACTTGATCACAGTAGACCAAGAGTTTACACCTCAACTGAACGACGAACATAGAGGTTATGCATGGACTAGCATAGCCGATCATCCCAAGCCATTGCATCCAGGTGTGTGGCGCACATTTAACTTTCGAGCGGTGGTAAACAAAATCAAAACTTTTGAACAGGCGTTAGAGATCGCACTCTAAAATCATGTCACGAAAACTTGTTCTGCGCAAGTTGGTGTGTCCCAGCCATTCAGCTGGCATATAACCTCTGCCGGTTGAATTAACCAATACAAAATCTACCAATGGATAAGTTTTAAACACTAGACCCATGGCCAAGGCCCAAAACTTGTCTGTGACTGTGCTATAATCAGTATAAGCATTGGAATCTTGATATACGTTGTTGGGATAGCCTGCGGTGTCTATTCCGTCGTGACCCAGCAGATATATTCGTGAATGTCCGTCAAAACAGGCAATGTAAGCTGCCACAGCACCTGCGTTCCAGTTGGGATTTTGTGGAATCACATGAAATGTTCCAGGATACTTCAGGATGTTGTCAGGAGTGCTGTAAACTACATTGTCGGTTGCATAACCAGACTGGCGAATTTCAGTTGCAATTTGACTGCCAACTGCAATTAAAAAATCAGGTTGATAATCTCGGTACAAAGCATTGCATCCGTAAATTTGTATTTTTTTACGTCTAAAAAGTTGTAGATCAAAATCTTTTCTGCTGGATCCGTTGCCCACTACAGCAGCAGATTTGCCAAATCTTTGATTGTTGATTGCCTTGGGCACAAACTCTTTGTCATAGGTCCATTCACCTGCCTGGTACGTGGCCAAAGAATGAATGTCTTCACCTTGATAGGTGTTTCTAAAAAGTTTTTTTATAGTTTGCACTAAGATTTTCCTACCACAACCTCAATGGTTGCAACAACAGGTTCGGTAATGTCGGCAAGTGCCTTGCCTACAATACATCCTGGTTGAAATCTTGAACCATCAAGTGGTTCTGCCACACCTGGTGTGTCGCTAGTGACAAGTAATGTGCCTCTTGATACCGGACCTTTAACGAAACAAGGCACGCGACCCAACAGAGCCACAGACATATTGCCTTGCCCAGCATTCATCAAATATGCAGGATCCGTGGACACAACACCTGCCACTTT